GGTCGTCTCCGAACTAGGGGTTGGAACCCCCGCCGCGCATTGCGGCGGGGAAGCGTGGCCGTCGCAGTTCCCCACGACGCCGCGTGCGGTCTGTCAGCAGCCCGCGACGCGCTCCATCTCGTTGAGTACGTCATGGACCATCGAGTTGGTGGCGGCGGCGTGGCCCCGGCGATCGGTGCCGTAGACCACCTTGGCGACCTCCGTCGCCTTCGCGTAGCGGCTCTCCCGGTTCTCATCGCGGGCGATGTGCGCGATGCAGATGTCTTGCTTGCCCGCACGGCGGGTGTGCTGCTCGATGGTCACTTCCGCACCGCGCTCGGTGCGGCGGATGCTGATGTCTTGGTCGATGCCCTCGATCACGATCGTCTTGATGGTCATGGCGTTGCTCCTTGCGGTTGGTGGTTCTGGTCACTCGGCGTCGTTCAGAAATGCCTCGACGTGTTCGGGATCCATGTTGCTGAGGAACCCGACCATGTCGATCAGGTCGCTCCGCACTTTGCCGAGGCTCCCCGCGAAGCCCCAGTTCCGCGGGTCGGCCTTGGCTCCCTCCGCGTGCTTCTCGAGTTCCATCTGCAGCACGTCCATCAGGCGGGCGATGTCGTTGCGGCGGGCGGCGTAGGTCTCGGCGGCGGTCGGCTCTGGCTTCTGGTTGTGCTTGCGCGCGTTCATGTTCATGCTCCTATGCAATTTGCTGGTCCCTTAAACAACGAAGCCCGCATTTCGCGGGCTTCAGGCCGTCGGCAGTTCAGGATTTCGCGGGCTTGTCGGGGCCTCTTCTCGTGCCGCCTCGCGGCACGCATCCGTTCGCCCTTGGCGGTAACCCGTGTGCAGGCCCTCGTGGTACCCGGCCTCAAAGGCGTGGCGGACCAGGTCGCGGATCGACCAGACCGGGATCTCATGGAAGTCGAGGCCGTCGCTCTTGCGGGTATCCAGCGTGTCGAGCAAGAGCTCGACCTTGGCCCATTCCATCTCGGCGTCGAGCGCCTTCTGCTTGCTGATCCCGTCGAGGCTGGTCTTGGTGGTCTTCTTGGCGTTCATCGTCGTGGTCTCCGTCGCGTGCGGCCATCCCGCTCGCGTGTGACACACATTCGTCGGCATCTGGCCAACAGGCAAGGCGTCGGGGCTGCATTTCTCGATGATTCCGCGGCATGTGGGCAACTGGGTCCGCGATGTGGGCAAATGTGTGCGGGAGGTCCGCGATGACTCCCGAACACGCGCCTAGTTCCCAACCAGCGGGGGGCGGACAGGGAATGTCCCGGCTCAACCCGGCGGCGATGCCCGTGGCGGACGCCGCCCGCGTGCTCACCCGGCTTGGCGGTAAGCCCGTGACCGAAGCGATGCTCCGCGCCGACATCGAGGCGGGCGCGCCGACCAACGCCGACGGCAGCGTCAACCTCGTGCACTACGCCGCATGGCTCGTGAAGGAGATGTCTGCAGGTGGCGATTGACCCGCGCAAACTCAAGCCCGGCGAACTCGCGCGGCTGCTCAACAGCACACAGCTGGGCGAGGTGATAAGCGAGCGGCAGCTCCACCGGCATCGCACGCGTGCTGGTTTCCGCGTCGCGGCCGACGGTGACGCGAGCAAGGTTGATCTACTCCGATACGTGGCGTGGCTGGCGACTACGCGGCACGAGGCGATTGCCGAGGCTGCCAATGCGCCGGAGGGTCTCACGGGCTACGACGCGATGAAGGAGCGTGCCCGGCTCCGCAATGCGATGCTGTCGCTGTCGGGGCGAGACATTGGTGACCTGCCACCAATCGCGGACGCGGCGAGGAGGGAGAAGGCGGCCCGCGACTTCCGCTACTTCTGCGAGGCGTACTTCCCGCAGACGTTTCACCTGAAGTGGTCGAACGATCATCTCAAGGTCATTGCCAAGATTGAGCAGGCGGTGCTCGAGGGCGGGCTGTTTGCGATGGCGATGCCGCGCGGCTCGGGCAAGACCTCGCTCTGCGAGATCGCATGTCTGTGGGCGCTGGTGTACGGGCACCGGGAGTTCGTGGCACTCGTGGGCTCGGACGAAGAGCACGCGGCGAGAATGCTGGACTCGATCAAGGCGGAGCTGGAGAACAGCGAGATCCTCGGTGGCGACTTCCCAGAGGTCTGCCACCCGATCCGTTCTCTCGAAGGCATCCACCAGAGAGCATCGGGTCAGCTCTTCCAGGGCAAGCAAACGCACATCGGCTGGACGGCTCGAGAGATCGTGCTGCCGACGATCGCTGGATCTGTGGCGTCGGGGGCAATCATCCGCGTGGCCGGGATCACCGGCCGCATCCGAGGCATGAAGCACAAGCGCGTCGATGGCGTCAGCGTTCGCCCGTCGCTGGTGCTGATCGACGACCCTCAGACCGACGAGAGCGCCCGTTCGCCGTCCCAGTGCGCCAATCGCGAGCGGATTCTCGCCGGTGCCATCCTCGGCATGGCCGGACCAGGACGGAAGATCGCCGGCCTGATGACGCTGACGGTGGTCCGCCCTGACGATCTGGCCGACCGCATTCTCGACCGCGACAAGCACCCGCAGTGGCAGGGCGAGCGGACCAAGATGGTCTACTCGTTCCCCAAGAACGAGAAGCTCTGGGCCGAATACGCCCGCGTGCGAGCCGAGGGGCTTCGCGCCGATCGCGGGATCATCGATGCCACGGCGTTTTACGGCAAGCACCGGACGGCGATGGATGAGGGAGCGGTCATCGCCTGGTCGGAGCGGTTCAACCACGACGAGTTGTCGGCGGTGCAGCACGCAATGAATCTGCGCCTGCAGAACGAAGCCGCGTTCTTCGCCGAGTACCAGAACGAGCCGCTGCCGGAGGTTGAGGTCGCCGACGATCTTCTGAGCGCCGACCAGATCGCAGCGAAGGTCAACGGGCACGCCCGCGGGCTTGTGCCGCTTGGGTGCTCGCACCTGACGATGTTCGTGGACGTGCAGGGCAAGGCGCTGTTCTATCTGGTGGCGGCTTGGGAGGACGACTTCACGGGGCACATCATCGACTATGGCACCGAACCGGACCAGAAGCAGGCGTACTTCACGCTCCGGGATGTTCGACGGACGCTCGGGGCCGCTTCACCACGCGCCGGCGTTGAAGGCGCGATCTACGGCGGCCTGGAGCGTCTCATCGAGGCGACGGTTGCTCGCGAGTGGCGGCGCGACGACGGCGCGATGGTGCGGATCGACCGATGTTTGATCGATGCCAACTGGGGTTCATCCACGGATGTGGTCTATCAGTTCTGTCGCCAGAGCCCGCACGCGAACGTGCTCACGCCCAGCCACGGCAGGTATGTCGGCGCGAGCAGCCTCCCCTTCAGCGACTACAAGCGCAAACGCGGCGAGCGGGTCGGGCTGAACTGGCGCGTTCCGATCGTGACCGGAAAGCGAGCGGTGCGCCACGTCCTCTTCGACACGAACTACTGGAAGTCCTTTGTACATGCACGTCTTGCCGTGCCGATGGGCGATCCCGGTGGGCTTTCGCTTTTTGGACAGAAGTCTGAGCAGCACCGGCTGCTGTCGGAGCACCTCACCAGCGAGTACCGCGTGCGGACGGAGGGCCGGGGCCGCACTGTGGACGAGTGGAAGCTCCGGGTCGAAGGTCTGGACAACCACTGGTTCGACGGGTTGGTCGGCACCGCCGTCGCGGCGTCCATGCAGGGCGCGGTGCTCTTTGGCACTGATGCCCGAGTGCCACACCGGCCACGCATTCGACTGTCGGCCATCCGAGGAGACCGTCGCTGATGCCACGCGTGCGGCGAGTCGTACCGACAGAGAAGGACCAGCCCCTCGGGCTGGTGTGTCGTGTCTGTGGATGCCAGCACTTCCGAGTGATCTACCTCAAGCGCATTGCTGGTGCGATTGTGCGACGGCGGGAGTGCCGGCACTGCGGGCGGCGTGTCTCGACCAGAGAAGCCCAGGCGTAGCCCGTTCGATCTATCAAATGACTTGACCCAAGCACTCCGCGAAGCGGACAGCGGCCCCGGCGACGGCGTATGTAGCCGGGAGACGTCTCGTCGTTTCGGGACGAGGAGACCGCTGTGCCCGATGCCCCACCATCTCCTGACCCCGACCAGTCGCTCCGCGACGCTGTCTCTCAGCCCGCCAAGGCCTCTGTCGACGGCCAGTCCGTCGAGCAGCACCCGCTGAAGGACCAGATCGAGGCCGACCGCTACCTCGCGTCCAAGGCCGCCGCGAGGAAGCCCGGCCTCGGCATCAAGTTCGCCAAGATCGTCCCGCCCGGTTCTGTCTGACCCGCCCATGCTGAACGCCATCGCCAACATCATGAGCCGGGTCGCCCCCCATCGCGGGACGCCGACCGCCTCTCCCTCCCCGGCGGCGTCGCGTGCTCCGCACGGAGGCGGATCGCGCGGCGGCCGTCGCGTCGTCGTCGCTAAGTTCGACTCGGCCAAGACCACGCCGGAGAATCGCAAGCACTGGGCGAACGCGGACGGTCTCTCGCCCAACGCAGCGATCAACCCGGAAGTGCGGCGCGTGCTCCGCAATCGCGCCCGCTACGAGGTCGCCAACAACTCCTACGCCAAGGGCATCGTCCTCACGCTCGCCAACGACACCATCGGCACCGGTCCCCGGCTGCAGATGCTCACTGACGACGCCGACGCGAATGCTCGTATCGAGGATGCGTTCGAACAGTGGTCGCGGGCCGTTGACCTCCCCGGAAAGCTCCGCACCATGCGACTGGCCCGGGCCGAGAGCGGTGAGGCGTTCGCGCTTCTGATCAACAACCCCGGCATCGCGTCAGCGGGCTCGCCCGTATCGCTTGATCTCAAGCTCATCGAAGCGGACCAGGTCTGCACGCCCTTGCTCCGGCGCGGGCGCAACGACGAGATCGACGGCATCGCTCTGGATCAGTGGGGCAACCCCTCTGCCTACCGCGTGCTCAAGCGCCACCCAGGCGACAGCGGCGTGTTCCGCACGCCTATTGACGACCTCACGGCCTACGACACGTTCCCCGCCTCGTCCGTCGTGCACTACTTTCGTCCGGACCGGCCCGGCCAACTCCGCGGCATCCCTGACATCACGCCAGCGCTCCCGCTGTTCGCGCAGCTCCGCCGGTACACATTGGCAACCATCGCGGCCGCCGAGACCGCCGCCAACTTCGCCGCCGTCATCTACACCGACAGCCCCGCCAACGGCGAGGCCGATCCGTTGGAGCCGATGGACGAGGTGGAACTCGAACAGCGTCTCGCCACCGTACTTCCGGGCGGATGGAAGCTCGGCCAGGTCCATGCCGAGCAGCCGACCACGACGTTCGGAGAGTTCAAGCGCGAGATCCTCAACGAGATCGCGCGCTGCCTGAACATGCCGTTCAACGTCGCGGCGGGGAACTCCTCCGGGTACAACTACGCCAGCGGTCGCCTCGACCATCAGGTGTACTACAAGAGCATTCGTGTCGAGCAGCACCACCTGCAGCTTGCCGTGCTTGATCGCATCTTGAAGGCGTGGCTCAACGAAGCGGTGCTTGTCGAGGGTCTGCTCCCGCAGTCCCTGCGGATGCTGACGGGAGAGGGGGCCGCCACCCTGCCCGAGCACGCGTGGTTCTGGGATGGCGTCGAGCACGTCGATCCCGCCAAAGAAGCAAACGCTCAGGCCACGCGACTCGCTAACCACACGACCACGCTCGCCGCGGAGTTCGCCCGGCAAGGCCGCGACTGGGAGCAGGAGCTCCGCCAGCGCGCCAAAGAGCTCACGCTCATGAACGAACTCGGCCTCTCGCTTGCAACCGCACCGGCTGCCGCTCCGGCCGCGAACGCGCCCGCCGAGGACACCGATCCCGCAGACCAAGTTGATGAGGAGACCGCCAGTGCCAGCCACCGCTGACAAGACCAAGACGATCCCAGCCCTCACGCTCACCGCAACCGCCGACATCACCGTCGCCGCCGCTGCTGACGGCCAGAGCGCTCCGCTGCCACGCTTCAAGATGGTCGCGTACACGGGTGGCGCGATGCGCGTCGCGGGTTGGCGGCACCCTGTCGTGATCGATCTCGCCGGCCTGGCGGTCCCGTCGCAGGCACGTCCCATCCGCTTCGGGCACGACCCGCTCTCGGGCGTCGGGCACACCGATGCGATCCGCGTCGAGGCCGGGCAACTCGTCGCCACGGGCGTGATCTCGCGTGACACGAGCGCCGCCAAGGAAGTCGTCGCTTCCAGCCGGAACGGCTTCCCCTGGCAGGCCTCCGTCGGCGCGAGCGTCGAGGAGTTCGAGTTCATCAAGGACAACCAGAAAGCGACGGTCAACGGCCAGGAACTCACCGGCCCGGTCAACGTCGTCCGCAAGGCCACGCTCGGCGAGATCAGTTTCGTGGATCTCGGCGCAGACGGCCGCACCAGCGCGAGCATC